CCGACGATTTTGGACGAAGAAGCGATAACCGCCTTATCGACCGTGATTTCCTTCCAGATCGGGCCTTTTTTGAACGCAAGTTTAACCTTTTCTTTGCCCGTTTCGGCGTTGACGTAGCGATCCGCTATCAAAATAGGGTGATAACACGCCAAGACTTCGCCGAATAGGTTATACGTCCGTACGCCATGTTCGTCCGCGATCCAGCATCCGCAACGCATTTCAGATAGTCCAGCCGGATAATCAAACGCCGTGATACTGTTCGTCGGTGCCTTTGGCTTTGTCGGAAGATCCTTTTTGTGAAGTTCACGTTCGATCTTCTTGTAAGCCGATAGTTTGCGCTTGACTTCTTCTTTGACGTTTAATTCCTTCGCCCTGGATAGAAGTTCATTCACGAAGTCAGCCCGCCGCACCGGATCTTGTTCGTCTATTATTTCTTCATAGACGGAATCTTCAAGAATCCCGTCTTTAGTCATGTTTTTATAATCCATAAGTGTCGTTCCATTCCTTCAGCTGAAGACTTCGGCATAAGTCCGACATATAGTCGCACCAACGGTCAGACATAGGCTGAACCGTCTTCAATAGCGCCCGATACGCCGTTATATCGTTCTGAAGGTCGATACGTTCCTTGCGGATCCGTTCCGCTTTCCTTTTGGCGGATTCCGCTTGCATCTGGCGACGTTTAATCCAGATAGATGCTTTCCGACGTTCCTGTTCGGATTCATAGGCGTAGACCCCGCCTAGCGCCTTATACGCGCCTTTGAAGTCCAAGCCTTCATATTCCATAACGAAGCCGAATATATCGCCGTGTGCGCCACATGCGAAACAATGGTAGCCGTCTTTGTATATCTTCATGGATGCGTGTTTGTCCGACCCGTGGAAGGGACACGAAAGCATCCCGTGGCGATCCGCCTTCATTCCGTATCTGTTCAGAACGTCCGTCATGGACGTTGTTCGCTTAATGTCTTCAGAATTCATTTATAGTCCCTTCAATATCTCGATAATCCGTTTCCCCGTTTCCGCCTTCGTGCAGAATTGCCATTCCACGCCGTAGCGATCCGAAAGCGTGTTCATGCTCTTATACAAATGTTCACCGCTTATGCAACGCGGGCTTTCCTTCAGCCGTGGATTGTCCCAGAACAGAACGTCGATTAGATCCTTGACGGTTCTTCCGTGTTCGACCAGGAAGATAATCTTTATCCCTTTTTCGTGTGCGCGCTGGATCTCGGAATGGAATCGTTTTTCCACTATGTTTCCAGCCAACTCGTTCAAGTTCTGTTTCCGGTCGATAACGGTCGTCATGTTGTCGATCCTGGCATAGTCACCGACCCACAATTTCGACGTTATGGTTTCGATATTCTGTTTCGCGAATTCAGCCTTGATCTGCTGGATCGCCCGCGCCTTTTCGCGTGTGTCTATCTGAATAATCATTTCTTCACAAACGGATTTTCTTCTTCCAAATCCTTCGCGTCGTCTGTTTCGATTTCGAAGATGATGTAATTAGTGAACGTCTGCTTCTTTTCCTTGTCGTAGTGATTTTCCACGCCACAACGAACGATCTTGAACGTGTCGCCTTCGTTCAGATATTCACCTTCGGAACGGGCCTTTCCGATCAGACGGACGAAGCCGCCGAAGTCCTGTTCATATTTCCCTTCCTCGATCTTTTTGGAAGTGCTGATTCGAAGATCAATGTACTTTTCAGCGCTTCGCCTTACTTCCCAGATTTTCGCAAAACTTCCCGCACTAAACATGATTTACTTCCCCTTTCCTTCGTTGATAGATATTGCCGTTTCCAACTTTTTCACCGCTTCGTCGTACTTCGCCGCCGGAAGTTCAGACAGAACGGTCAGCTCGTATATTGAATTGAACTTTGACGGTTCAACGTCCGCACGCTTCAAAAGGCGTTCAAGAACTTCAAGTTGTGCGTCTGTAACGTATTCGTCCAGAACGTCCGGTTCCGCCTTCTTCGGCTTCGGATGCTTCGCCGATTTTGCTTCTGTTTCTACCTGGTATTCGTTCGTGTCCGGATCCTTTGCATCATCAATTAACAAAAGCGCATTTAATGCGTATTTACGCGCATACGAACTTGATGCCCCCGTTACCATAGCCGGATCGGCGCCCTTCTTTTCGTCCGGTTCCCTTGCGTAAGCGTCGGCGGAAACCATATTGCACGTACCGTCCTTTGATTCCAGATCGTAGAAGAAGGCTTGTGCGTAAACGTAGTATCGTTCGCCGATCTGAACGATCGCGTCCTTGATTAAGATGATCGCCTTAACTTCCGCCAAAAGCGGCTTGACCGCTTCCAGGATGTCTTCGCACGATCTGTAAGAGTAACCGCCGAACTTGTTCTGTCGATTCTTCGGCGCGTTCAGTTTTGTCTGAACTTTTAACAATTTCTCGTATACATTCATTCCGTTTCCCTTCCTTTCCTATTTGATAGCCAAGTGTCGCCCGCGTTCTTCCAGATGCGCCCAATCGCACGCATGATCCTTCAGATATTCGCGGATTTTGTCGTTGTCCGGTTCGACAATAACCTTTGTCATGCTTTCTGGAACGTCGCCCGTGATCTTCAGCGGTGCAAGCCCGCCGTTGTTCTGAACCTTTAACGTGAAGTTGCCCGCCTTCAGACCGTTCTTGTCGTCGTGTCCTGTTGCGATCAGCGCGTTCTTCAGCGCTTCTTTCATGCGTTTTATGTTGTTTTTGCGGATTTCTGCCTTGCGCTTGAAAAAGTCCGCTTCCGCATCCAGCGCCTTCGCTTCCGCGTCTAACTGCCGCATAACCTGGACGTAGCCTTCGGCTTTCACTTCAAGTTCGCCCGTGATTCCTTCCAAAGTGTCAAGAATCGTCTGTTCGTCGACTTCCGGATCGGTCATTAGCGAATAGACTTCTTGATAATCGCCTACAATGTCGTATAGTGTGTTCATTCCGTTTCCTTTCCGTACTTGAATCGGTTCGCCTTCCGTTTGCTTCGTGCGATTGCTTCATGCTTTAATTGCTTTTCGCTACGAAAAGGCGCGCCGTATCCTAAATTGTGTTTGTGCTTCGCCAGATGAATCTGCCTTCGTTCTTCAGCGTGGATCCGTTCGAATTCCTTGTACGCTTCGCACGTCGCGTGACACCCTTCGTGCGGCTTGCAGTTCATACAAGGCGCCTTCGTCCGCCCTTCGAAATATTCCACGCCGTTATACTTCATTTGTGGAACCTTTCCGGCTTAACTTCCCAGCCGACAACCTTTCCGTCTTCCAGGATCAGACCGACGTTGTTTCTGATCGTCCACAACTGCCACTTGTTCACGTTCCATTGCACGTTCGCCATTTCAAGATCCAATTTCTGAACCCCTTTTAGTTGATTGTTTTTCATGTAGTTTCCCCTCTCTTTACATTAAATTTCCGACGCTTCGTCGATCTTTGCCGCTTTAAGTTCCTGGCGCGTGATATATTCGCCTATCGCATTATGCAGAACCGCGATATTAAGCCCGCGCGCCGTTGCCATTTGCTCGTTTTCGTCCATTTTTGTCGCCTGGTCTGTCAGTTCTTGCAAGTGCCGGATCTCAAAGTCCCGCATCTTTTCAGCTGAATGAACGGACAGATCTTCGTCGTCAAATTTGTTCGAAATTGGATCCGACGGTATTGTCTGAATGAGTTCAAGCCGTCGATTGTATTCCGGATCCCCGTAACGCATCATTAACCCCCTTTCTGCCGTGGCTTCCATATAATCACGGCGATTAGTAGAATTGCGCTGATAATAACCGCTTCCCGCATCTTTCCACCCCTTACCATGTGAACATCCATAACACGCATCCAGCCATAACGATCGTTGATAGTGCCATGAAGACAATCCCGATCCACGACCAGATCGTCACTTCTTCGTACCATTCTTCCATGCCTTGATCCTTTCTTCGTTGATCTTGAACGTCCGCCGCGAAGATCCAGGCATCTTCAGACAAACGCCGAAATCGACCTGTCCTTGTGCGATTGCTTCGCGTAAGAATAATTCCGTCCAATCCAAGTATTTTGCCGCTTCCTTTACTGTCATTTTTCCAACCTCGTGTTTACATTCGTGAACTACACACGCAAAAAAAAGAACGGTCTGATCTCTAAATCAGAAATTTCAAGAAGATCTATCCAGCGATCCATTGTCGTCTGGTTAAGCGTTTTCTTTCCGTTCATGTACTGTGAAAGAAAAGAATGCGAACATTTTGCGATCTTCTCAAATTCCTTCAGAGAACCGAACCGTTCTACAATCCGTCCGCGAAGTCTTGATGTATCGTACATTTTTTCACCTCCATTTCTCAAGATTTGGTTTACATTCGTGAACCTCTATACAAAATATAGTTGATTTGTTTACGTTTGTCAACACTAAATTTATTTTTGTAAACTTTTCGTGTTAAATAGTGTATAATACGTGTGAAGGGAGAACGATATGGCAAAAAAGATAAGCACAACGCAAGAGCGATTAAGTGAAATGATGACCGCATTTGACATTAGACCAGCGGACATTGTTCGAAGAACAGGGATCAACAAGTCTACGCTTTCCAATTACATAAACGGCAAAAGGGAAGCCAGACAAGATCAGTTGTCATTGATCGCCGATTCTTATGGCGTTAATCCCGCGTGGCTACTCGGATATGATGTGAAAATGATGTCCGAAGTGGAATTAACCCCGCACGCGCCTGGAACGGAATTCGTCGTTGATCCTACTATTATTGATCGGGCGCTTCAGTATTATCAAGTGATCGAAAGTCTTCCACCGGAGAAACGGGCATCATTCGAAAACTATCTAAAATTTCTTCAATCTGAATCCGAACGTCCGGACTAACGTTTGCGTAAATATTGAGAAATTCTTCAAAAGTCATTGTTCTGCCCCTTTCTTCAATATAGGAATATGGTAGCAGAATATAAGTCCATAAAACGTCACTATAATCGAACATTTGTTCTTGACAAGGAGATAAAATATGAAAAAATGGATGATCTGGCCTATACTCGGCGCTACGTCTATCATTGTAATTGTAATATCATGGATCATTTATTGCGCTAAAAACGGACTTCTTATTGAACAGACACCCAAAGACAAGCCGACGATCCAGGTCAAGGAAGTGCAGACGGAAAAAGAATTCAAACAAGCGGATCCGGAAGCGTGCGTCGCCAAATTCGAAGAAGAAGCAAAAGAAACGCTTGAACTATACGACGGTATTAAATATTCCGTCAATAAATGGACGGTCGCCGTCGTGATCGATCTAGATAAATGGAACGCAACGTCGGAAGAAGACAGAAGCGCATTTATGAATGAGATCTACGCATTATTAAGCGTCGACGCGCGATCAAGCGGGATTTTGTCGGATCATGCCGTGTCGATAAGTTTTATGACTTCGGATTATAAGAACACAAAAGTCTTCAAAGTGGAAAAGGAATAGGAATATGAAGAACCCAAACGGATACGGCGGAATCAGTAAACTTTCCGGCAACCGCCGCCGCCCCTGGTGCGTAAGAGTAACGACCGGATATACGATCAACGCCGATACAATGTCAGTTAAACAGAATCGGCACGTACTCGGATATTATGCGACGCGAAAAGAAGCGATCCAGGCACTAGCGAAGTATAACGACAACCCGTTCAATTTAGAAGCGGCAAAAGTGACGTTCCGTCAATGCTACGTACAAGCCAAGGAAGACTTTTCAGCGGCACGCGCCCACAACTACCGATCAGCGTTCCGTTATCTGGAACCGATAGCAGACTTGCCGATCCGGACATTGAAAGCCGCCCAGATGCAGAAATGTATAGATTCGTGTCAGACAACGCAACAACGCGAAATCAAGACGGTCTGCCATAAGGTCTTCGAATATGCCCTTCGGAATGAGATCGTCGACCGCGATCCAAGCCGATACTTGACTTCAAATACCGTCGGCCCGAAGATCGACCGCGAAATATTTACAAGTGAAGAAGTTGCCTTTTTGTGGGAAAATGCGGATCAATGGTCGTGCAAAGTGGCGTTGATCTTGCTTTATTCGGGAATGAGAACAAAAGAATTGCGGACGATCGGACCGGATCAGATCGACCTTGATAGAAAAATGATAATTCTGACAAAAGCGAAAAACGCTTCTTCCGTCCGTGACGTACCAATTCACGAAAAGATTCTGCCCCTTTTGGCGGACTTTAAGGCGAAGCCAATAGAATTTTCGCATGAAGGATTTAACAAGGCATTAAAGCGCTTCAGCCAGCACACGGCCCATGAATGCCGTCATACATTCACGACAAGGCTTCGGGAATGCGGCGCGGATCTTCTTCCGCTTCAGCTGATACTAGGACATACCCCGAAGACGATCACGGAAAAGGTCTACACCCACATTTCGGATGAAGAACTTTTGGCGACCGTAAATCTGCTACAATATTAGTTCGTGTTGCCTACCGGAATGGTGTACGTGATGCCTACACGATACCTACGAAGAAAAATCGCCACGATTTTATGCGATTTTGCGGAATCACTATCACAATGTATAAAAACAAGAAAAAGCCCTGTGTTCGCGGGATTTTCCCGTTACTCACAAGGCTTTTTTTGATGCCGCAGACCGGTAAAGAACCAAGTCCGCCAAGCCGCTATTTACAAGGGTTTCGCGTCCGTTCGTGTTGCCCACGCGTTGCCCACCAGCACGAAGCGACGCCCACTTCTACGAAGGAACGCCGCCCCTGTTGGAATGAAACGGAATGCGGAAAATAAGAAGAAACCAATTTTATAAACCGATAGCCGCCCAGGTGTTCCGACCAATTATTCCGTCCGGATCCAGCCCGCGGCTTCGCTGGAAGTCCCTAACTGCGTTTGCGGTGTTCTTGCCAAAAATCCCGTCTTCAGCGCCGCAATAATAGCCGTTTTGGTTAAGGAATTTCTGCCAAGCAAGGACATATTCGCCCCTGGATCCGATCTTCAGAACCGGAAGATTCTTGACCGTCGTGGATCCGGAAGACGTTCCCAAGACTTCAGCGTCCCACAAGTATAACTTGTATCTGTTGATACATGAAAGAAGCGTCTGTTCATAGGACGGACTTGTCGCGTATCCGTCTTGTTTGACGTATTTGCACGCCAAAGTATAATCGGCAAGGCCACGAAGGTTTTCGTAGCGTTTCAGCCGATTGAATAACGACGAATGATCCGCGATACTTTCCGCCCATGAAGGATAGCGTCTAAAATCTGCCAAGACACGGATCGCGGCCCCGTTCACGTATTCGGTCGTCCACATTTTGACGGATTCGCCATTGTATGAACCTTTGATTCCGAACAAGTTGTTGTTCGGTGCCTGGGCCAAGCCCGAATTGCCTTTGCTGGATTCAATAAAGGCTTGTGATGCCGTAAGGCTTGCAAGGATCCCCGAAGACTTCATGTCCGCCAAAACGTACGGCTTCAGCGTTTCAAGAAACGTCGTATCTGTATATTTCATACCTTCCCCCTATGCGTTCGCACGCTTCAGATCGGACAGATCGCCTTCAAAGTCCCGTTGTTTTTCTTCCAGAACCTTAATTTCGCCTTCGCAAATATACATTCGCTCGACAAGGTTATTGTGCTTTTCGACCTTCTTTTCCAACTGATCTATTCTGTATATCGTTTTGGAATGGTTCAGCCAATTCGAAAGCGCCGTTCCGATCAGCGTGATTCCGCCCGTGATAAGCGCCACAATAATTGATTCGGTCATTTATCCGTCCCCTTATTGTAAATTGCCGTTGAAATGCCAAGAAGCGCCCCTAAAAAGCAATCAATCGCCGTTAACGTGCCGACGATTTCCTGTCCGTACGGCAGTTGCGGCCATATCTGGCTTAACGCAAAATAAAGCGCCCCAAGTGCCGGAAGCGCGATCTGTGCGATATATTTCAGAACGTCATAAACCTTGTTTGACATTATTCCTTCCCCCTTTTTGTTACGAACTCATACCAATTCAGACAGAACAGAATTGATTCAAGAACTACAAGAACCCCTATAATAAGCATTTATGCCCCCAAAACTTCCATTATAATTTTTGCAACGCATACAAACGAAACAACAAAGATGTATGCGGATATGGTGTACTTCGCCAATGTAATCATTATCAATAGTAAACAAGCATTTCTTGTCTAGGATTTGAACCAGACGACCACGCTTTCATGCTGACGCTTGACGCTGATATATTGATAGGCCCAACGGCGCTAGAACTCGTCTGATCAGTTGCAACAGGGTCTTTTAAGTACGGAGAGGTGTTTATAGTTTCATACTTTAATCCCGCTTGTGTTTGCGGATCAACAAATATTAAAACGCTTGTACCAGTTCCGCCGCCTGTCGCGTGATAAATTATCAATTTTGGTAATTGCTGAAGCGTATATGTCTGTGTTACTGCGCCTAAATATGTGAAGAACTCATCCGGCGTTGATAATAAAGCGTAAAAATCACCGCCGCCACCGCCGCTTCCACTTAAACTTGCCCTAATTCTAGCCATTTTTCCGTCCTTTCAACCAAAACGACGCGATCATTTCTGACCGCGCCGCGTGGATTTCGTTCTTATTCTTCGTTCGGTTCCGGTGCTTCGTAATTGTTATCGAAGTCGGACATGATCTTGTTTCCGTACGAATCGTACAGGATAACCATAGCGAAGTCGTTTGTCGCCTTGATGATGCTTCCCATTGTGGAATGGTAAGCCTGTTTAGCCGTGGAAATGTTGTCATACATTCCTACAAGGCTATATTCCCAATTCCCGCTTGATTTGTACCGAAAAGCCCGCGCTACAAAGTATTTTGTTTCCATAATCGAATCCCCTTTCGTTATTTAATGATCCTTAAGTAGCAAACGTCGCCTTGTGCGCCGCCGCTTGTTGTATAGACCAGCGTAGCACTACTTGTCCCGTTTCCGGTGATAGATAAGGCCGTAACGCCGATCAGTTTGTTATTACAGTACAGGTCGTAACCGTTATTGTCGGAATCGTCAACGCCTGTAAAAGTAACCGTGTTATCGCTCTGGATCTGCGCCGAAGTGCCGAACCATGAATCTGTTATAATGTTCGCCGTCGCGCTGGAACTTGTATTCGCGGAAAATGTCGCTTTAGACGTTCCGTTCTGCTGGATCGTAAGTGTTCCGTCGTAGACAATCGGCAAAGCGTCGTTCACGGCTTTTCCCGTGACGGGCTTCGTCGTGTTCGATCCCGAAACCGTTCCATAATCCAGCGTGATCGTGCCAAGTGCCAGATCGGCCGAATCAATACCATTTCCGGCAGTATAAGAGGAACCGCCGCCGCCGCCTGTCATTGTGAAGTCGTACGACCACGTAGCCGTCGAAGCATTTCCACCCGTTACGCAATAATAGACCGCGCCTTCAACCGGATTAAGATAAAAGTCGTTCGGATTCGCCATAGCGATACCGGATCCGGAATAGACCGTCGGATTCGCCGCTTTTCCGTTGATTCCTGTTCCGCGATACCACTTATTCCCGTCAACGCCTGGCGCGCCCTTCAGTACGCCCTGTGATGCCCAGGAATCCGTACCAACGCATTTCCAAAGAACATAACTATTCGTATTCAGATAAAGCGAATTCGTGAAGAACCCCGTCGAAGAAGACGAAGCGGAATCGACAGCCGTTCCCAATGTGAGAACTACTTCCGATACGTCGTTGATGATCTCGATCGCGTCATGGATAGATCCGCGCACCTGTTCGCCGTATACTGCGTCCAGAATGTCCTGTAAATATTGCGATATATCAGCCATGTTTTAGCCCCTTTCTATACATGTTGTGACAAATAATAAATCGCGTCGTATGTGTCGACTTCCACGTAAGCGCCGCTTTTTGAAGCCGCTAACTTGTGGGAACCCAAACCGACGAACGTGTTCGCCTGGTCAGCCGCAAACACACGAAACGATTTTATAGCAGAATCGAATACGGCCAAGTTTCCGCCAGATATAAGGACTTTTGTTCCGTCCGCATCTTCAGACGTTAGCGAACCGCCGACGATATTTTGTCCGTTTATCGTTCCGCCGTTCAGACGGTCGCAAGACATGGTTCCGGACGTTATGAAATCCGCCACGATCCCGCCGTCTATGGTTTCTGCGACTTTGACGTTCCAATCCTCATTCGGATTATCGCGTGTAAGGATCGCTTTCCCGTTTATGTTCCAGCGGGAAATTGCCGTTGCCTGGTTCAGATCGGGATTGTTCGAAAAGCCTTGTTCGATAATCTGTCCGTCCTCGTTGAAAACGAAATAGATATTGCCGCCGTTTGTTCCGTTCAGCATCTCTATCGCGTTTTTCTTCGCCGCTTCAAGAATCGACGATTTTGTCGGAATCTTCTTGATCGCTTCGGATGCTTCTTGCGTCTGGGACGTTAACGTTCGCCCTGTTACGACACGACCGGAAAGTGTAATCGTGTTTTTGTCTATGTTTTGCAGATCCCGCTTTATTTTGGTTAGATATAACCATTGATCCACCGCGAACGGTGCCGCGACAATGTGGATCGAATCGCCAAGATTCAGCGCGGAAACGTTTTCGATTCCAGACAGATCCACCGCGTCGACTTCCATTGTCAACTGCGGTTGACTATATCTTGTCAAGTAAGCCGAAGCCAGCGCGTTCAGCTGAACGAGATCTTCGACATTTTCAAATACAACCGCCTTCGCGTGTCGTCCGTATACCGCGATAGAATCGTCGTTTTGTATCGGTGTTCCCGCCAAGCGTGCGGAATACCCTTCGTATACTTCCGTATCAAGATTCGCCCCGTAAGGCGTTAAAACGTTCGTCAAGTTCTCCATATCGGATTCCTTGACGTAGTCTAACAAGTTGTAACCGTATTCGATCGTTTGCGAAGCCTGTTGTCCGTATGTCGCAAGCGGAACAATATCGATATATCGCGTAACGGTCGCCCCGCTGGTAACGCGGCGAACCCTCAAATAGCCATTGTCGCCCGCGATACATTCCCGCAAGTCGTCCAGGATCGACATGTCGTATTCCGTAACCCAATTACATAAATCGGAATTCTGAACGTTCGAAATGTACCCGATCGCGAATTGTCTGTCCGGTGTTCTGTTCAGATTATAGGAAGTTAACGCCGCCTGGAACCGTTGCGCGTAAGATTCATCCAAAATCGCCGCTGGTGCCAAGAATTCATCCGCCAAGAACGCCAAGTCTTCCAAACAGTAGACTTCCGCAACTTTTGCGAAGTCGTACGAAAGTTCTTTTATTTCGCCGCGCCAATACTCTTTTCCGTCCTTTATGATCGTAACAAGCGAACCTTGCGACAGATTCCCATAAAGCGGATTAGAAGGCGGGACTTTGAATGAAAATTCGCCAGCCGCGCCGACTTCTTCTTCAAGTTTTGCGTCGTAGATTGCGAAGTCCGCGTTTGCCGGATAATATAAAATTGATGCGCCAAGGTTTACTTGATACATTACAAACTACCGCCCCTATAAACGACTTGAACTGTCGCTGATCCGGTGAAATCTAATGTTATATCCTGTTCGCCGCCTACAAGAATAGCGGGAATCGTGTTCGTTCCTGTTGTCAGTTCATACGACTTCGCTTCACTTACAACCGTAAACGGTGCCGAAATAAGGCTTGACACGACAAATTGCGGACAAGTCGGCATGTGACCGTGTGGGATTGTAATTGAACCGGATCCAGAAATAACTTTTGCGTCTTGCTGGATAATAACGCCCGTTTCGAAGTTAAACGGATCCCATAACCACGGATCGGCAGACGAAAGCACGTCGTACTTGTACGGATCCGCAACAGGCACGTCAAGTTTGAGCGTTCCCAGATCGCGGAACCGATCGAATCCGTTCACATAAACACGACCCCGCCAAAAATACGAAGTGTCGTTGTCTATTGTCAGATGGCATACGCGACCGTTCACGTCGTTTCGCATCCCAGAAATGATGCCGTCCCAATTCAAGCGCGGATTCACGCCGCCAAGTTCAAACGAAAGCGCCCTTTTGATATAGATTCTTCGCCCCGCTACCACTTCGGATGCGTCGATAAGTCCATTTCGCCCAGGAACTTGAATATACGTCGTTTCCATTTCTGGATCGCCGATATAATTGTTATTGCCAAGCGCAAGGTTCCAATCGTTCAGAGTGTGGAACGTCTTCCCGCTATCTTCGACATAAATTGAGATTCCATACGTTAAAGCGTTCATCTTTTGCCGCCCCTTATTGCGATTGTTCCAAGTGCCGCGTTCATGTCCGGCGCGATACTTCCCACAAGTGCGCCGCTATCCATGACGATCGTATTCCCCGCCGCCAAGTAAGGAAGATATGTTTCCAATAATCCGATAACGTTTGTATCTCCGCCCGCGCCTGTTAACGGTGTTACCGTTGCGGATCCGCCCGCAACTGTAAGAATTTCTGCGCCCGCTTCACCGACGATAGCAGAACCGGAAGAAATCGTTCCGCCCGTAGCCAGATACGGGATTTTTGAAATATTAACGTGGCCGCCCTTGAAATTCGGAATCATATTCATGGCGTTAATGAATCCGTTCAAAAGCCCGATCAGTTCATTCAACATAGCCTTAAACGTGAAGACAATTCCTTCGCCGAATCCTTTGAACAGACCCTTCGCGCCTTCCAATACACGCGCCCAATCGCCCGTAAATATGCCACGATATACGTCGACCCAATTTTTCAATTCTTTTTGAAGTCCTTCAAGAATCCCGCTGATCGTTGCCTGGAAAGAATTCATAACTTCGCCCATGAAGCCGAATTTTTCCGACCAATCCGTCGCCAGATAGTTCAGCGCCCCGTTGACGACCTTGTCCGCGACTTCCTGTATCTTGTCGCCAAATAATCCGAAAGCCACTATCACGGCACCAACTACGCCCAAAACGCCAACGTCGCCAATTCCGCCCAGCGCCTTTGTCAGATTTCCGATAGCCGTTGTAGCCGAAGCCGCCACGGATGCGATCGGAGAGATCGCCGCCACGATAGCCGCGCATTTTGCGCCAAGCGCCAGCGTGTCCGGATCCATGTCGCGAAGTGCCTGTAAAACGCTTTCTATTGTTTCCTTTATTTCCGGCAGATAGGGAAGAAGCATTTCCGCTATTTCAGTGCCAATTTCTGCGAACGTTCCCGTTGCTTCGGCCTTCAGCTGATCGATAGCGTCGTTTAATTCGTTCGCCTTTTCTATGCTTTCTTCGGGAATGATAACGCCAAGATTTTCGGCTTCTTCGCCCAGAGATCGAAGCGCCGCCCCGCCGTCGTCAATAATTCCAGCCAATTCGTCGGCAGACTTCCCGAAAAGTTCCATAGCGACAACGTCGCGTTCGGTTTCGTTAGGGATCTGCGACAAGGCTTCTACCGTGTCATAAAAAATATCTGTAATGTCGCGGAAGTTTCCGTCCGCGTCCTTTGTTGCGATTCCAAGTTCTTCGAACGGTGCTTTTGTAGAAGTCAACTGTTTCTTCAACTTCTTCATAGCGCCCGTCATTGTATCAAGATCAATGTCGATCAGATCGGATGCATACTGAAATTTCTGTAATTCATCCGTCGAAATGCCTGTTTGCTTCGCAAGTGTCGACAGTTCGTCCGCTTCTTGTGCCGTTTTGACCGCAAGCGCACCCATTCCGGCAAGAAGTCCGCCCGCAAGTTTTGACAAGGTTTTCGTCTTTTGTGCGACGTTGTTAAACTTGCCCGCCAATTTCTCGGCAGACGCGGCGATTTTTTCCGTCGTGACGTTAAAGGACTTCGCCGCCTGTTCCGCTTCCTTCAATTCGCGTTCGGTCGCGGCAATTTCGCGCGTCAATGCGTCGTATTGTTCTTGACCTTCGCCCGTCTTTTGCAGTTCTTCGCCAACTTGTTTCTGCGCTTCCTTCAGCGCGTCAAGTTTCTTCGTGGTCTGTTCGACCTGGTTTCCAAGAAGCCGTTGTTTCTGTTCTAACAGTTCAACGTTGCCGGGATCTAACTTCAACAGGCGTTCAACGTCTTTTAACTGTTTCTGCGTGGACTTGATTTCGGTATTAACGCCTTTCAGCGCTTTCGATAGTCCGGAAGTGTCCGCCCCTAATTCGATTGTAATTCCGCGAATTTTGGTTGATGCCATTTATTGAACCTTCATTTCGCCACGGAAGAATGAAGCCATGCTTCCAGCGGGTGCTTTTTTGTCGTACTTTTCGTGATCGTTTGTACGTTCTGTAATCATGTCATAGACCATGCCGACGGTGAATTCGTCCAATTCTGCGCCGTTTAAGTTCAGTTCAGCGCACCGAAGCATAAATATTGCGCCATTCGGTTCACGGTCTATTGGCATTATTTTTTTTTAGGCGTTGACGTTTGTTGCGTGTTTATCGCCCAAAGTTCAAACAACTGCGGCAAAATCTCATAGATCGAAAACATATCGAACGTATCAAGCCAATCATCAGCTGAAGTCTGTTCCATGTCCGGATCTGCGTGTCTTGCCATGATATACGCCGCATCTTCGAAGATCTGAAGGTCTACAATATCCAGCGCTTCATCTTCGCCGCCTTTAATCTTGTTGAACTTCTTTTGAAGTCTGTTCATGTCCGCGATCATGTCGCGTCCAATAATCGCACGATAAAGCCGCGGTGTGCGTGCCGTTGCGCGGAATTTAACGTCTTTTCCGCCGACGCTAATGATTTTATCCATTTTCAATCCTTTTCTTGATATTTTCCACTAATTCGTTTTCCGCGTCGTCTGCGACGGGTAAAATATGCGGAAATGCCCGCGTCCTTCCGCCGCCGATAAGCGCGTGTCCTTTTTCCAACAAATGCGTCAAGCGATAGTGCTTTTTGTTATGTACCGTCGCTTTTATGTGATACCTTTTATCCGTTTTTGTCTGAAATATGCCCCAATCCTTGTTATATGCGTCCCATGAACCATATTCGCCGGATCCGGACGGATGCGCGACGCGAAGTTTCTTTACGGCTTCTTCAGCCGTATACATAACCCCAGCCGCGCACGCTTCATCCGTAACCCCTTGAAAATCCTTTAAGGATTGTTCTATTGCTTTTGCCAGGTCGTCGACCGTGACTTTCTTGTTCATATCTTTTCCCTACGGTGTAGACGGTGAGAAATAAACGTTACTATGCCAGCCGTTCAGAACGCCGGATCCCGTATTCGGGCCTGTCATAGCCATAACCTTGCCGTTCTTCAGCGGTGCCGCCGAAACGGTTAATGTCTGCGTCGTCGGTGTCTTTGTATCTTCGATCGTGTTCAGATCGCGACTAGGACGTGTTGCGGTGCAGTTGTAGAAAACATACTTCGTTCCGGTCTGGTCGCCTTCTTCTTCGAACGTCATAGCGAAAGCCTTCGAAGTTGCAGAAGCATCTTCCGTGATAACGTCGTTTGTGTCTTTGGAATATCCAAAAATATTCTCGTAAACGTCGTCCGGAATAAGTGCAACATTCAGATCGCCTTCGTAGCCGTTGTTTGCGCTTGTCTGATAGTAGACAATGTTGTCCGCATAGAACTTGTTAATGTCGCCCTGTGCCGCCAGCGAAAGGCTAACTGCGCCAGGAACGTCGATAACTGTTCCGTATGTCGGAACCGCGCTAACGTAGGTACTCATAGGGAAGAAGTGAACGTTTTTGATACCGAATTTCACTTTATCCATGTTGTTTTTCCCCTTTCTAAATGGAAATTTCGTACAAAATCTCGTAGCATTGTTCGTCTTCAAGCCAAGTTTCGGTCTTGTCCCACGGAATGAAGTTCGCGTCAAATGCCGCTTCAAGTTTCTGTTCAACGGAAGGACTTTTCTTTTCCGTGTAAAGTTCCACGTCGACGTTCTGGATCACTTTCCATACGTGATTATCCGCGTCGAAGTTGTCCGTGTCCGTCGCCAGATAACAAACGAACGGCAGTTTTGGCGCTTTTCCAACAGGCCACGCGCGATATGTGACTTTGTTCTGGAAGGTCGAAATTTCGCTGATGATCGTCCGGATCCCCGATAACGTCATTGTTCTTCCCCCTTCCGTTTTGTGACGTACAGTTCAACGCGCCCGTCGTCCCGTAAATATGTACGGTATATCGAATAAACTACGTCGTTATACGTCAGCAGTTCTTCGCCTTCGTATTCCGTCGTCCAGATCAAGAAACGGTATTCGGGCTTCATGCCCTGTAATCCCGCCTGGTAAAACTCGTTCATTCCGACGGAAGAAACATACGCGAAGACATTTCGCGGCGTGGTCGTTTCGACCCATTCGCCAAGCCCGTCTTGCGAATATTCTGTTGTTAACAAAGCGATTTTCGCGGCTTGATTCATAATTCTACGTGGTATACGAGGTATACGTTGCATTCATGCCAAGTTGTGCCTTTTGTTCGTCATAGGAACGCTTGAAAGCGTCGGCCCTGTTCAAAGCGCCGTGTTCAAGTTCGAAGTGATACCCACAATATGAGCAGATCGCCCGAATAACAAGCGAATTCGTCGAACTTGTAGTTACGACCGTCGAATTGTCTACGCCAGCGATTCCCAAATCCAGGACGGCACCGTCGATCAGATCGTTCAGTTCGTCGTCAAAATCATCCGTCGAAACAAGAAGCGCGTTTTTCACTTTTTCAAGCATTGTTAAAACTTCCGGCATGATTATTTACCCCGTTTTGTTGTTGCCTTCTTTACAGGTGCCTTCTTCGCCGTTGTAGTGGCTTTTGGTGCTTTCACGGCTTTTTCCGCCACTTCAACGTCCGGCACGATTGCCTTTTGTGCGACGACCTTTTCTTCCTTCAGTTCTTCAGCTGAACCAACGGAAACAAGGAAAAAGCACTCGGCGGGTGTTACGTCTACAACGTCCCCCGCCTTGTGCATGATCCTAGCGTCGCGTAAAAGTTTAACCTTCAAACGATCAAGAACCCTTCTTGATGTTGCAGAAGCGACCGCAAGCCGTGACTGCGTGTGCCGCATACTGTCTTCCTACGATCTTAACAAGATCTGCTTCGGCTTCGGACAGATCGTCGTACTTGATAGCGATTCCGTCGCCTTCCGGATAGTTCACGGATTCACCGTTCAGATCGCCTACGATAGCGTAAACTTCGTTTGAGGAAGCCGCGCTATAAGCCTTAAGGCTATTGTTGAACAGAACAGGCAGACCCTCGAACGGATCCATAGCGAAACCAGCGGCAGCAGCAGCGGACTTGAAGTTCGCGTATGTCAGTTTGTTCATAATAACAACCGGATCTGTTGCTTCGTCGGACAGATTCGCGAAAGCCGTAGCGATAGCCGTAACGGTCGGTGCGCTGGTGATCTGTGCAACACAAGCGGCAACAGAAGTTGCGCTGGTCGGTGCGGTGATAATGTCGTTAACAACCAGGTCTGCTAACTTCTTGACAATCTGATATGTAACTTCCTCGTAGACGTAGCGAACAAGTGCTTCGCCGCCCATAGCAACTGCTTCGTCAGAAATGCGGATCCATTTCTTGATAGAAGCCGGAACCATTGTTACGATACCAAGTTTCAGCGTTTCTTCAGCGGGTGCGTCTGCGCCTTCGGTATGAACGCCGGCCGCCGTTGCAACTCTCTCAAATGCGACTTTCAGATTGCCGCGAATCTCTGTTCTGCGAACACGTGCCAGAATGTCGTTGTTCTCCCATGCGGTGCGAACGATCTCGTCAACAAGTGCGGGAACCGGAACGGAACCGCCCGTTGCGTTTTCAGATAACAGGCTTCTAACCTCTGTTGCGTCTTCCGATACAAGGTAACGCGCAAAAGCGTCAACGTACTCTTTGGAAGCGCGGATTTCTTCGTTTGTCTTCATGCTTCTTTTCTCCTCTACAATTTTTTCTTCGACTACTACTTCGCCGACGGATCCGTTAGCGATTGCGGATCTGATCTCGGCCTTCTGTGCTTCTTCTGCCTTGCGTGCTTCGATCTCTGCGTTTAAGGAACGCATTTCGGATTCAAGCGCGTCAAGATCTGCGCCTTCGTTGTCAAGTTCGCCAACGATAGCGTTTTTTCTTTCGTTGATCTCTTCGATCGTCATGTCTTTTAAATCCATGATTTAAACCCCTTTCAAAATGCGGATTTTCTGTTTATGTGCTTCGATCTTTTCCTGTTCCGCTTTTGCGCTTTCCAGCGATACCCGCGCGCTATCCAGCGCGTCAGATAAACCACGGGCAGAAATAGACGTTGCTTCGTACGCGGGCCACGTCACGGCCGAAACCTCAAACACACGTCCAAGGCTTTCAACGTGGCGTTTCGGATGATCGCCGTCGATTCCTTCCCAGGAATCCGCTTCAACCGTAAACATAAACGACATTCCGTCCAGATCGCCGCGTTCAACTGCGGAATACAACGCTTTCGCTTCGGCATTGTTCTCTACGTCCAGATCGACGCGAATGTTCATTCCGTCGTCCGTGACTTCAAGTTGCATTGTCGAATTTTCGTTGTTGTTCCTCGATCTTGCCAGCGGGATCATGTCCGTATTGTGATTTACTAAAAACCGTACGTCGCGAAGATCTGTTCCGTCCAAAGCGCCGCGTTCGATAACTTCGTCATAGAAGCCCAGATCCGTGATCTGATCGAATACGATAGGCGTTCCGGATAAGAAGTGTCCGTGATCTTCGTTCTGTTCGGCGCGTACTTCAAAATTAAATGCCCGAATCTCTTTATTCTTCATTATCTGTACTCCCTTCTTCATTGATCTTTTCCGTTGCGTTATAATATTCGCCCCGAATGATGTATTCCTGGCCTTCGCCATTCGGTAAAGGCGGAAGATTCCATATTTCGCGTACTTCGTCACGGTTCAAGATCCCGCGATCCGCCAACTGCGCTGATACTTCCAATTTTTCCTTGTTCGACATATACTGAAGCCGATTCGCGGAAGCCATGACGTAGTTACCTTGCGATTGTTCGCGAAGCGTGAACAACATTTTCGTCGTTACTTCGCTGAACTGAATTGCGAACGGTTCGCATATTCCTTCATAAGCCGCAACCCACTTGTCGCCGTATACTGCGGATTGAAGAAGATCTTCGTTTACGTTGAAATAATCAAAGACGTTCGCCTTGATGATCTTTTCTTCCTCGGAATCGACTACCCACGGATCTGCTTTGATCTGGTTGATGTTCGTATAGGTATTCGGGAATAACAACAGGCCGCCGCCTTCGGCTTCCTTGCTGAAGTTTTCTTCCGTGAACCTTTTCCGTTCAAGCGCTAACTGATCGCTTTTCGTGAAGTTGTTAACCTGGGCATAGAAGCGATATGTCGCCGCCGACTTAACGCCTTCCTGTATGCCTTGATTCTGAATATGAATCAGATCAATCGTCGGATATAACGCCGAATTCGTTTCGCCGAAGAAGTCCGACTTGTATTGATGTTTCGTCATTATCCCGCAATAGTCCAATTCGATCGCGGCGCGCTTGCCGTCCTGGAACTCATAGCGAAGATACGGAACTTCGTTGTATTGAACGATTTCGCATTTCTGCGGAAGCGGTGTTATGATTCCGGACGGTTCGCCGTAAATATCGTAGACCGGACAGATAAAGGCCGTGTTGTGTACGTCCAGGATCGTCGACAAACGATAAAGGAATTGATACCACGTCTGATACTGATTCGGCGCGTGTTTCAGTTTGTTCTGAAGCGCTGGTCTTGCCGATCCGCCAAGTTCGACCTTCAATTTCGCCGTATGAACCGCGCGGACGTTGATCGCCGCCCGAATTAACTGTTGCTCGTAAATCGAACCGTTGTACGTCGTGAAGTGCGGCGTATAGCCGTTCAGCATCTTAAAGGCACCTTGATACTGTTTCTCCGGTTCCTTCGGTCTGTTTTTGAATATTGCGTCAAAAAGTCCCATGTTCAACCCCTGTTCGCTAACTGTTCCCCTATTTCGCCATACCATTTTTGACGGACGCAAAAAGCATCAGACAAAGCGGCCGTCCCGTCGATATGTGCGTTCGGATTTATCTTTACAAGGCGACCCCGTCCACGTTCGACATTCATCTTTAGCGCCGCGTTGAGCAGATGCGCCTTCAGAAGATCGTTGTCGCCACAATGAACGCGCCCGTCCTTCATCAACCCTTCCATTTCACGCAATACGCCGTAAAGGTTTTCGCCCTGGAAGACGTCGTCCGTCTGGAATCCGTACGCTTCCAAGTCTTGAACGAGATATTGCGCGGAATATCTATCGTAACCAACTTTCAACGGCAGAATCTCGTAATTTTCTACCAAAGAAGTGAGCCATTCATAGCAATCGTGATAATCGACAAAGTTTTCGCCGGATGTCGCAAGAAGTCCCCTTTGTATGAATAATTCATACGGGATTCCGTCGCGGGCCGTAGCGTCGGCGATCTTCTCCGAGGGAAGCCAAAACTTCGCGAAGACGTAAAGTTCGCCGTCCTTCTCGATAATGCACGTCGCCGCCGTCAAGTCCGTCGTCTGGGACAGATCGACACCGCATACACAATAAGACGATCTGAAGTCTTCCAGATTCAGCTGAAGGCCGAAGCATTTGTTGACGGTCGAAGTGTCAAGCCATGCAAGGGAAGAATTCTGTTTGATGTTGCAATACTTTGTCAGAAATTCCGCCTTCTTCGAAAGCGAACCCTTCGCGATTGCTATTTCTTCCAGCATGAAGTCAACGGACACGGAAACGCCAAGATTCGGATTCGACTTGCGAAGTTCGTTTATGTCGTCCCACTTGTCCAGATCGTCGATCATGTATAAAAAAGGCAATAGCCGCTTTTCTTCGCTATCGCCCTTTAGAAACCTTGTTGATCTTTTTAATAGTTCATCAAATATCGAATCGTTTATGTAGCCAGCCGTTGAACAGGAAAGAAGAAGACTTTCAGTTCTTGCCCCTGTACCGGACTTCATAACTTCGTATTGCTTTAGACCCGAATCGCCTTCCCAGGCGGCCACTTCATCACAGACCGTCATAGACGGATTGAACCCGTCCGACTTTTTGGCGGAAAAAGCGATCTTCTTCACGGTCGAATTTGTCGCCGTAATGTAAAGGTCGCCGATCCGGTGTTTCGGAAGTTCCGAATCGTCGTGAAGTTTCTTGTTGTGTTCGTCCTTCTCCGAACAAAGTTCCTTCAATGCCTGGTAGTCCGGATCCAATAGCGTCATCTGCCAAACATTGTTATAGATAATGTCCGTCTGGTCTAATTTCGGCGCAACTATAAAGACTTTCGTTCCAAATCCGCCGTCAACGATCCACATATACCGGATGATCGCCGCCGCAAGAAGGGACTTCCCGTTCTTCCTTGCAACGATCAGAACGACTTCACGGAATTGTCTTTTCCCGTCAGAATCCAAGATCCCGAAGATCGCGGACACAAAAGCCTTTTCCCACAGTTCCAACTTGAAGGGACCTGGTGCAAGTTCGCCTTCCGTATGAAAAGTATGGCTTTCGATCCACTCGATCGCGTCGTTCGCCTTTTTCTGGTCGAACGTGAACGTCTTTTTCTCGATCCCTTGTATGAGATATTCCAACAAAGCGTCGATCCAGCCGCCAACCGTGACAGATCCGTCTTTAACTTTTTGATAATAAGAATAAATCCAATTATCGGTCTGTTTCTTCGTCATTTTCGCGCTATTTCGGCGTATCTCTCGCGAAATTCGAAAATCGAG